ATGGATGCCGCCCAGACGCCGGAGCATCTGAAACAGGAAGAAACCGCCGACTGGCTTCGCGCCCATGCGCGGGACATGTCCTTCGCTGGACTGTGCGACGATTTGAAGCTCGGTCAGGCAATTCTCCCCTATCAGCGGGAAAAGGACGGCGTGCATTCAGCTTTTCCTTCGCGGATACGCCCGAAAAGCGCGACTACGCCCTCAGATACAACCGGTGCAATCAACCCTTGACCTTGGAAGCCAATTTCGTTTTTGAGTGGCTGCGCGGCGGTGCGACAGTTTCGACCAGCTTCGCCGATGTGCGGTCTGTTCGAGCAGCCGCTTTCCTCGTATAAATTGATGTGATTCACAGAAAAAGAGCCGGGACAGCCGCAGAGGATTTCTCCCTCCGCCGCCATCCCGGCTTTTTTCACGCCTCCTGATGCTCGTGCAGCGTTTCCCGGATCTCGTCAATCCGGCTGAACGCGGTCTGCACGTTGTTTTCCAGCTGGAACGTCCGCTCGACGACGGAATTGTGCTTCTCCACCTTGCGCTCCAGCTGCTCCAAGCGGTAGGACAGCAGGGCGATTGTCTTGCTGTTTGCGAAGTAGCTGCCTGCCAGCGTGCCCAGCAGGGAAATCGTGGCGACGACGATGGTGTCAAGGCTCATGCGTGTCCCTCCATGTTTTTATGATGCGGCGAAAATGTCATTCAGTTCACTGACGGTATTAGCGTCAATGCACTTGTTGTAAATTCTGATGTCCATAATCGTTCCGCTTACCATGCCCCAGCCGCTTTCCCAGCCGCCGATGTAGAGCGTTTTTTCGCCCGTCTCTGCCTGCGGATAAGTGAGTTTGTTGCCGTAAATCTTGCAGTTATCAAGGTAGAAAGTGTAGTCGTCCCCGTTTTTCGTGACGATAAACGTGTGATAGCCGCTATCGTACACAGTCAGCCCCATCTGTTCGACGTTGATGCCGAAACCGCCAGCGTTACTCACAGTAAGCATAGGGATACGTCCATCGTCCGCAAGAATATGCGAAAACGTACCTTCCACGGCTTCCATCGTTAAACCGCTGATTTCGCCGCCTTTGAATACCTGCGTATACGCTGCAACAGTTTCAAACTCGCTCGCCGTCACATACCCCTCCAAATCAATGCAGTTCGCGCTGATTTTGACCGCGCCCGCCGTCTGATTGATGACCGACACCACGTCGTCTTTGCTGACTTTCGTCCCCAGCGTGCCGCTCATGCCGTTCATCGTCTGCTTGACGATCGTAATCTCCTGCGTGTTCTTGTCGGTCGTCTTGACATAGCTGGTCAGCGTACCATTGCCTCGATGACCTTGCCATCGCCGACGTACAGCCCGACGTGGTGGCGATCGCTGCCCTTGGTGAGGAACACCGCCGTACCGGGCTTGAGCGGCTGACCATCGGTGCGCTTGCCGCCCTGCAATGCGCCCTTGGCGGCGGCGTACTTGCGCCACATGGTGTTGCTGCCGTGGTACATATACCCGCCCAGCTGCTTATATGCCCAGTAGAACAGCCCGGAGCAGTCCGCAACGCGCCGCCCGACCCACTGCTGCCCATAGCGTATCGTCTGCGCGCGGGTGGCGCTGTCCTGCGCACGCTGCGTGTGAACCTGCCCCGTGCCGCCCCAGATGTAACCCCATTTTTCCGCCAGTGCACGGCGGAAGAGGGCAACCACCTCCGCCGCGCTGACCGTTTTTGAAGCCATCGTCAATCACCACCGGGGTCAATTTCCGCTTTGACGAGCTGTTTATACACCTGATTCACGCCCGTCGAGGCGAGCCCCGACACGATGCCGACCGCGAGCGCATTCAGCACGTCCTTCGCCGGGAAATCCGGGATGACGTACATGCCCACGATGCCCAGCACGCCGCCCGCCGCGCCCACGATGACCGGAATCAGCTCATCGCGGATGCTGCCGATGCTCTTGCAGAGCAGGCCAATCAGGTAGGTGATGACGACAATCGCCAGCACCGTGCCCATGGTAGAGATGTCCATGATACCACTCCTTTTCGGAATTATTGTATGAAAAAACAGCCTGCACGAGGTGTGCGGCTGCTTTTCGCGGATTATGTTGATTGCAAGTTGCAATTTCTCTTTGCAACTTGCAATTTTTAGTTTCAAACAAGGTTCAAAGATGATTCAAAGCCGGTTACTGGATATGCCCACCATTGCGTTCCATCATGATGTCGCTGAAAAACTCCCGATTCACGGTGATGCTCGGCAGCTCATTCGCCTTCATAGTAATGACCACCTGCAAGTTCGTCGGGCAGGCATAATCCCCGTAGATGCTTTCTGCCTTCTCGGTGATGGTCTGCCCGCAGTCCCTGATTTGCTGGATTCGTTCTTCTCTGGTCATGGTCACGTTTACGCACTCCTTTCAACGTATCAAAAAAGCACCTTGCGGGGGCAGGGTGCATTGCGGCTACTTTTCTATATTTTTTCGTTTTTCCAACGTTCATTCAAGGGAACATAAGGGTTTACTTTGCTGCGGTTTCTGTTGCCGTCAGCAAACACCTTGTCGCAGGTGCTTACCTCCGTTTCAAAACCATTATCAACAAGACACTGGCGAATCGCCAACAGAAGCTCATCCGCATTTTTCTTGTATTTCTGAGGATTGTCGCACTGCTCCACGAATTTGTTGCTATCAATCACATCCACCAAAGCAACATTTTTCGCGTACTTGTCTGCTAACAAGGAACAATATGCAGAAACATCCGCATAAGTGATGTAAAACGGAAATTCCTCGACTTTCTTACTCATCAGCAATCAGCCTCATTTTGATTATGGTTTGCGGTGGAATCGGTTCTTCGTTTTTCTCTATGCCTGTTATTTCAAATTTGCTATTTCGCGCCAAAAGAAACTCATATTCAGCATCTTGATACTGCCCAGCAAGTTGATTTACATATGCGCCGCGACCAGCTCCGGCAGGAATCTCTATTTCAAAAATGACAGGTTTGGCAGTTGCGACACTGTTTCCTTGCAATACCGTTGTACTCATATAGCCGCTATCGCGGTATATTTTCCCGATGAGCATAGAAATATCATCACTGTATTGCGCCAGCAGATTATCTAACGCATCTTCCATTACGCCTCGCTGGACACGGATGTTATCCCTCAACTTGTATCGGCTAATTGCAGAATCAAGATTTCTTGCTATGAACTCTTCCTTTTCTGCGTCTCTTTTCTGCCAGTCGCCGATTTTCCGAAGATAATTGTTGAGGTCATAATAGCCGCCGCCTGTATAGTCGGAAATGCAGTCCTTTTCATTCTGCGTTAAACTGAATTGCCACTTTGCGTGTTGGCTATTCCTTCTTGCCAGCAAACCACGACTTTCATCATCGTAATAGAAGAAGTCGTTTGCGGCTTCTCCTGCATTAAATTGCTTATACTGGCGCGGTTGAGCCGCTCCTATTATACCACTTTCCCCTTGCTTTTTCAAGCTGTCCGCCGCATTCAGGTACTTTTCTTCAAACTCCTTGAAGTTCTCCGTCTTGTCTAGTCCAAAGAATTTTGCCCTGTCCTTCATCGTCTGCAATTCGGCTTCATCCAGCCCCCACCGCGCCCGCGTCAGCGCGACGCACCGGCAGTTGCAGTCCTCTTCGGGGCGCCCGAATGCGCCGGGGTACTCCGCTTTCTTGCCGTCTATCTCGAACGGCTCGCCGACTTCGCGAATCTGCCCGTCAAGGATGCGGTGATCCGTGCGCGTGTTGCCGTCCAGCACTGCATCCCATTGCTTGACGACTTGGCAGCCTTGCCCCTTGGCGGCGTTGCGCGCGTCATCGGCGGATTGCTGCTGAATGCGGTGTCCTTCGGTGCGGACGATGGTCTTCGCGCGTTTGAGCGGAATGCCGGAAGAAATCTGCACCTGACGTGCAATCATGTTGTAGTCGCTGCCGATGGAGATGCCGATGGAAATCTCCCGGCGGATGGTCTTCTTCAGCTTCTGCATATCCACGCCGAGTTCACCGTACAGCCGCCCGCTGAGCTTGCTGTCCGTGCGGACGGCGCGGGTGACGGCGCGCTGGTCAATCGGCGCAAGAATCGGCATTCCCTGCTTGTGCAGGCTGTACATTGTGCCGACGTAGCCGTGCTGGTAGCTGCGCGTCAGGTATTCTTCGATGGTCTGATTGCTTTTCTTGTGCAGTTCGTCCAGCGCGGCGCTGATTTGGGCTTTCATCGCCTCCTGATAACGCTTCTGGTAAATCTTCGATTGCGTCATTTCGTCGCTTTCGAGGATGCGAATGTGGTTGTCGATGCGCCGAATCGCCCGCTGGTACGCCTTTTCCAGTGCCTTGATGGTCTCCTGCTCATCATCCAGCATGGCTTGCAGGGCTTCCTTCTCGCTCTTGCGCATTCACATCACCCCGCGTCATCCTCTTCCGCCGGAACGTCATCCAGCACCACATCCGCCGTGTCGTCGCCTGATTTCGTCCGCCCGCGAATCGTCTTGTAGTCCAGTTCCAGCACGTCGCAGATGTTTTCCAGCAGCGTTTCGTCATCCAGCACGTCCGCAAGCGCCAGCAGCGTGTTAACTTGCGCCTGCTGCTTCTGCGCCTCCGTCAGCTCAATCTGCGCGTTGTCCAGCGCGTTCGCCATCACCTCGCGCTGGAAATCGAAATACACGTCCTGCATTTGGTAGTCCGTGCCGCCGGATTCGTTGATTTCCGCCAAGACGATTTTCAGCAGCTTGCGCATGAACTGCTTCAGCCGGATTTCCAGCTTGTTGCACTTGAGGTCAAGCAGCGCATAGCGGCTCTTGATGACGATGTTCGTCACGTTGCCGTCGCCGACCTGCGCCGCGTTGAAGCCCATGCCGAAGCGGTAGATGTTCTTTTCGTCCAGTTCCAGCTTCGTCTGGCGCGCCTGATAGGGAATGTCAATCGTGCGAATCTCAACGTCGCCGCCGGAATCGGGGATGCCGATGTGCTTTTTCGCCCGGATGTTCGTCATCAGCTCATCGAGATTGTCGCCCTCGAAGCCCTTGACGACGTAGAGGACTTCGTTCGCGTCCTGAATGTTGTTGGAAAGCCCGCAACTCATGAGGTCGTAGTCGTCAATCAGCCCCTTGATGGTTTTGAGGCCGGAAAACTGCTTCTGCCCGTTGTCCAGCCGGAAGAAGGGGATGAAGCCGAAGCCGTCAAAGTAGGTGCTTTCGTCGCCGGGCTTGCGCCAGATGGTGTGCGGGCGCGGGTTCAGCGGTGCGGATTCATCCGGCACAATCTCGCCCTCGTTCACCTGGCAGAAGAAGTGCGTCTGCTTTTTGTCCCACACCTGAATGCGCTTGATGGCTTTGTTGTCCTTGCCGATGCGGTCGATGTACCAGTAGATGACGTACTCGCAGCCGTCGTCCGTATCCTTCGCCCGGACTTCCACCACGCCGAGGCCGTCCGCCGCCTGAAAGCGCGTGCGGCCGTCCGCATCCTTGTAGGCGTACATGTACTCGAAGCCCTTCGCCACCGCGCCCGTGATGACCTCGTAGAGTTCAGCGGTGAAATCCTCGTCGAAATAGTCTTCCAGCGCCTTTTGAAGCTCCGGAATGTCCGACCGCACGAACGCTTCCTGCCCGGACAGCATGTACTGCGCCTCTTGGTCTACCAGCTCGGTGAAGAACGGGTGGCTGATTTTGATGTTCGAGCGGTTCTTGTCCTCCTGCGGCGTGCCGTCGGCGTTGATGAAGAACAGGCGGTAATTGCGGATGTCGTGGTCGCCCTCGTAGTAGTGCTGACCCTGCCGCGCAAGCTGCTTGCGGGTGGATGCGCTGTCACTGTCGATGAATGTGCGGATTTCCGCGGGGGATAACATAGGGATACGCCTCCTCGGTGGTGAATTTGGGGTTCAAAAAAAGCACCGGGCGGAACGCTGTCATTTTGCCGCTTTCCGGCGCCTGTAGGTTGCCGCCAGCCCCGCGCCGCCGCTCACGCTGATGACGGTCGTCGGGGCATAGGTAGTCAGCGCCTTGTAGGCTGCGACTTCGTCCGCAGAAATGTCGGTTTCCACCGGTGTAGCAAGCGCAGCCCAAATAAAAACGTCATTCTCGTCCAAAAACTGCTTAAAGTCATCGAGGGTCGTCGTGCCTTTTTCGGCGAATGCAAAGCCGACAAGGTTATTATGATTGGCAATCGCCCCGCCGACCGTTTCAGAGCCAAGAGCGGTGGAAAAGTGCGTGCAGAGCACGTTCGACGTGTATGTGCCGTTGAACCAAGCGAAGTAGCGGTCAACCTCGCGCCCTGCCGTCTGCCAATTGAGCGACGATGTTACCTTGATTTTCCGGATACGCTGCACCCGCACGCCGCGCGCCAAATCCACCTCGTCGCAGACCCACTGCCGCCCGTTCTCATCCGTGTAATTGCCGCTGGATGCAACCGGGATGCCGCACAGTGCGTTCGGCGTTTGCAGCGTCTGCGAATTGTTCGCGCCGTCCGACACCGTGACCACCACCGTTCCGCCGTCACCCGCGCTGACAATCGGCACGGGCGCGGTCGGGGTCGGCACGCCGTTCTGCGTACTCTTGCCGTACATATGCAGCGCGCCAAGCGGCTTCCCACCGATGCACTCCGTCAGCGTCAGCGGATTGCCGGAAAGCGTCGCGTCCTCGCCGCTGGTCACGTCCTCGTATAGCTTGCGGATGAACGTACCATAGAGCCGGTCGTCGCGCTTCACGCCCGTCTTGGCGGCAATGTCATCCAGCACGTCGCCCATCAGACGTCCTTGCGTCTGGATGCCCAGCCCTGCCGCCAGCGCGTCCAGCTTGCCGTGGAAGCTGACCTTCTCGCACGGGATTGCGTACTGCGCAAGAATCGCCGTCAGTCTTTCTCCGTCTGTCATTCGTGTCATCCTCTCGTTAGTATGTCCATTTCTTGTTGATGATGTGTTTTTCCAGCGCGTACCGCATGGCGTCCATCAGGTGGTTGAAGTCGTCAATGGGGCCATCGAGCATCTTGCCGAACTTATCTTTGTCCCATGTGTAATTGCTGATTTCCGTTATGAAATTCGTGCAGCGCGGGTGGATGATGATTTCGAGATTTTGAATCCACTGGATGCCGCTGCGGATGCTGTCCGCACCTTTCGCCGCACTGTGCACGCGCAAGCCCATGCCGCGCAGCTCGGCAATGGATTTCGGCTCTGCGCCGTCGGCGGTGATGTTCACTTTGCCGTAGCCCATCGCCGTCACGCGCTTGGCAATCATGTCGTTCGTCAGCCCCCGTTCGTACAGCTCGTCAAAGACGTACAGGCGGCGCGCTGGAATATCCAGCAATCCGCAGAAGAATGCCGTCGGGTCGTTGGTGAAGCCGAAGTCCAGGCCGAACACGGATTCCAGCTTGCCCGTCCGGCTGATTTCCGCCGGGTCGAACGCGGATTCCTGCCACTGCTCGTATATCAAGCCTTCGACCACGCCCCACTGTCCTAAGCCAGCCACGGCGTAGCGGCGCGGGTTCGTCGCTTTCATCCGCTCAAATAGGCGTAAATCCTGCTTGTCCAGCCACTCGTTGCACTGGTAGTTCGTTGTGATGGCGAGGATGTCCGGGTCTTCTATGTCGAAAAAGCGCGCTTTCAGCCAGTGCTTCTGATTCCACGGGTTGAACGTCAGCGTGATTTGCTTGAACAGCGGCGGTGCGCATTCGCCGCGGATGGATTCATCCAGCGTGTTGAAGTCGCTCTCGTTCATGATTTCGTAGGTTTCTTCAATCCACACCCAGCACAGCACGCCGCTCTGCGCGGTGATGGAGGTCAATTTCAATGGATCATCCATGCCACGAAAATAGATTTTCTGTCCCGTCGGCTTGTAGGTGATTTCCAGCGGGCTTTCCTTCCAGCTCCAGAACGCCTCCACTTGCAGGCGGTGAATTGCCCAGAGAAGCTGTGTGAAGCAGCTGTCGCGCAAGGTGCGGTACGTTTTGCGGATGACCAGCAGGTTTGCGCCGGGGTACTTCATCATGCGGTAGATGAAATTCAGCGCCGTCGTGGTGCTTTTCTTGCTTGCGCGGCTGCCTTTGCACACGCGGTAGCGCCCCGTGAAGCGCCAGAACGCGCCGTAGCCGCGCCCGACGACATCCGGCAGGTAGATTCGCGGCTGATTAGTCGTCAAGCGCATCCTCTCCCGCCAGAATCACCGGCAGGCTGCCCGACACATCCACCCTGTCCGTGAACAGCCCGTAGCGTTTGCCCAGCAGCTCCGCCGCCTTGTTCGCGTCGCACAGCCGCGCCGGAATCTCGACGACCTTCGGTTCTTCCTTCTTCGTCGTGCGCCGGGTGGGCTTGCTGCCGCCCTCGCCAGGGATGACTTCCGTCTTCTCCTCCATGCACGTCACGACGACAAATTCCTTCATCTCCCGGCGCATCACCGCCGTCAGATATTTCAGCACTTCGTCCTGCTTGGCAATCAGCGCATCTTCCTTTTCGTCCATGCGCTTTTTGATGTTTTCAGCAACCTTAGGTTTTGTGAGGTTTTCTGCCGCAATCGCCGCCGCTGTTTTCGGGGAATATCCGGCGCGGATGGCGGCTTGCGTCGCGTTCAGGTCAATCAGGTACTCGTCGCAGAAGCGGCGCTGTTTCTCGGTCAGTCCAGCCAAGTCCACCATCCTTTCTGGAATGCGGAATGAGGAATTGCGCCTCCACACGCGGGGCACAGCGAATTTGGGGCACAAAAATACCCGGCGGAGACTGGCGCGTCCGTCGGGTGAGGTGATTGGAGGTTTCCATGTGCAGTATAGCATGAGTGGGGGATGAAATACTATGATATGTTACCGTTGTTACCCCCTATGTTATTATCGTAGTTACTCCCCATGTTATTATTGTAGTTACTCCGATTTTCGCAGTAACTTTGCATTTTCTCCGCCTTGCCGGGGGAATCGGGCGGAAATTCGGGGGAGAAGAAATTGATTTTGTAGGCGGGGGCGCGTTTGTTCCTGCTGCCGGGGATGAAGTCAATTAAGCCGCGCTGCTTGAGGCTGTTCCGCGCCATGATGACGGCACCGAGCTGCATGGGGCAGAGCGCGAGAAGCCGGTCATTCGCAATGCGGATGAACCCCTCCGGCCAGATGTTCCCTTGTGCGCGTCCGTTGATGATGTGCATCAGCGCATACCACACAAGGCGTTCTCCGGACGAAAGTCCTTCATCAGACGCATATTCGATGAACCGCATGTGTTCCCGCACATAGTTGACAATCGGCATGGTGCTGCCCCC